GTGGCAGTGTCGCCCGTAATAACATCTACGCTGGTCGGGGCGGTGGCATAGTCGCCGCCGACATCGAAAAGGAAGATTTGCGCAGTAGCTGTTTTGCCTCCCGTAACGACGGACTGGATGCGGGCGGCAAGGCGGGTGCTGCTGGCAATCTTAATGGGAACGGCAACGACCAGTCCTGTTGGGCCAGCCGTGGTGAGAGCGCCGCCTACGGCGAGGTTGGAGATAATGTCTGTCTCAGACCCGCTGGCCCCCGTGGCAACGTCAATGAGTGTGGCCGTGTTGGTGGCTGCGGTGTTGATGTCTTGCACCATCAGCACTAACAGACCCGCATTGGCGGAAGTGGAGGCGATAAGCTCGGAATACGAACCCTTGGTGTGCGCGGAAGTGTTGGCGGTGAGCGATACTTCGGCGCTGGAGTTGACGAGGGTATAAGCCGCCTCAAACCAATCGACGTTGCGGAAGAGCGGCGTGGCACCGAGATAGGCTTTTTGCAGGAGGGCCATGGCTTACGGATCGGTGATGAGATACAACGTGGCCGCGTCGGGACTTCCGATGGCGTTGTATTCGGCTTGGGTGAGCGAAACGATGTTGGTCACGGCGTCTGCGCCTGAGATGCCTGTGGTGATGCTTTTTACGTTGTTCAGTAGCCGCGCATCATTCCCCTCGCAAAACGTCCCTGCCGATGTGCCGAATGAACCCGCCTCGACTACGCCGTTGGTGCCTGTGCGGAGCGGCAGGTTAGCGGTGGTGCCGATGGCTCCCGCGTTGGTTATGTTGCCGTGGGTGTGGGAAAGTGGTGTGCGGGAGTCTGTGACTTGGTCTGTATTTAGGAGCGTCCTTACACTACTGGCACTTAGGTCTTCGGGGTCGCCCGTGCCTGCGGTGGCCCGCCCCTTAATCGTGGAAGTCGCCATGTTGGCGAGCTTGGCGTTGGTCACCGCATCGTTGGCAATCGTGGTGGCCCCGTCTCCGACACTGGTTACATCGCCGCTGTGGTTGGGGTGGGTGTAGTTGTTGGCGTTGGCTGCGATCCCGTCCAGCTTCGTTTTATCCGCACTGCTCATGCTACCAGCCGCCGAAGTAGTGGCCGCGCTGATGCTGATTGCGGGGGTTGCCCCACCAGAAGAAGCGATAGGGGCGGTTCCCGTGACGCTGGTTACGCCAGTCGCGGGGGCCGCTCCCCATTCTGGTGCGGTGGAAGTGCTGTTTACTTTGAGGATCTGTCCCGCTGTGCCGATAGGCAGGCGTTCGTTGACTAGCGCCCCGCGATAAAGTGTGTCACCTTGGGTTGTTAGAACCGTTTCTCCACCTCCGCCAGAAGTTCCATAGCGGGGCAATACTTGCCATCCCCTTGTGGCTCCAGTGTAGATTAAAGTGAAATAAGCTCCTTCGACGTTGCAGACGAGGTTTTCTTCCAGACTTTCGATTCTTTGTCCGTTTCGGGCGATGGTCAGATTGTTGGTGTCGAAAGTATCAGAAAAGTCGAAGATATCTGCCGCATCACCATTACTTGGGTTTGCTGGCAAAGTAAGAGTAAACGCCCCTCCAGATGTATCGGCAGCTATAAGGTCTGCTGCTTCTAAGGTTCGGGCGCTTGAAACTACCTCATAGTTGATATCGGGTTGCGGGCCAGTAGGCCCAGCGGGGCCGCGCTCAACGATCTCAATAACCTCAATCTCCCTCTCTGTTACCTCAATGACTTCTTGGCTCATCGGGCAATCTCCTGATAGACCTTGGCCTTGCCAGTTGCAAATGCAATATAGGTGTAGCCAGAATAAAGTTCAATTTCGTAGACGTTGTCTCCAGCGGTGAGATTTGCTGCTTGTGTGGCAGTTATTTCTATTTCGATGGTTCCAGCGGTTCCGCCAAGCGTAATCCCGCTTCCAGATGTCAGTGTAAGTAATGTGGCACTATCCTTGGCACACTCACGAATAACCATATTTGCCCCATAGCCAGTAAGATTGACTGGGACATTTGATTTTCCCTTGCAAGACTTAGTCAGATAACGAAACTTCGCCGTCCAAGTCTTTCCTTGAACGATTTCAATATCTCTCTCAAGTCTCCAGTAGTTGGTCATTTAAATAGCGGAATTCTGAAAGAAGTATTACTGCCGTTTGTAAAGACATGGACTTCCATCCAAGCAACAATGGTATTAAAGGCTGATCCAGCAGGGGTAGTGTTTGTGTTAAACACCGCTGCTTGGAAATTGGCGTTGTTGGTATTGGTGAGGGCTGGGAGCGGCAGGCCGAGGTTGGTGCGGGTGATGGCGGCGTTAGTTGGATTTTCAAAACCAATGTCCGTCCAAAAAATTCCTGTTTCTGGTTCAAAAACAAGGTTTCCCTCCCAGCTAAGTTGATCGACGTTTACCGTTTCAAACGTAACATCATTCGTTGCCCCCAATCCCAAATTGGTTCTGCTTGCCGCCGCATTGGCTACTGCATTGGTGCCAGAGAAGTAGATGGGCTCAACAAATGCAACGTTATGGTCGAACTGCCACACATCATTGTAGTAGACAAACTGCACAGCCTCGTCAAAGCGGGTCAATGTGATCAGGTTATTGGTCGATCCAGCCCGCTGAACCCGCGTCATGGAATTGGTTGGCCCCTTGTGGACAACAATGGCCACATCTCCCTCAAATGTTAGCGTGTTAGTCGGGAGAACAATAGTGTTTGTTACATTTGCAATGTTGGTGGCCAGACTGTGGATATGGAGGAATCGGGCTGGGGTGATGTTGGTTGTGAAGTTAGTATTCGGCTGGGACTCAATAAATGTCGTTGTAATCGGGGCCGCTTGCCAGAAGTTGGTTGGGCTAACCACTTCTCCGTTGGTGTTGACCGAAACAAGGCTAGTGCCTGCGTTGCTATTAGTTAAGGCAGACCAGCCAAGGCCGAGGTTGGTGCGGGTAACGGAGGCGTTGGTGGAGTTGTCGAACGTGATAGGAGTTCTTATTTCTAGCAGCGCAGCCTCGATTATAAAATTGTCGTCGTCTAGCTCTATAGATGCGTTAGTGGTTGTTGATTGCAAAAAGCCAGCAGTTATTCTGCTAAACGTCACCTCATTCGTCGCCCCCAACTCAATCGCTGTGCGGAAATTTGTGACGTTGGTGTTTGTGAGCCAAGTGGCTCCGAGTCCCAAATTTGTTCTGCTCGCCGCCGCATTGGCTGTTGCGTTTGTTCCAGAGAAATAAACAGGATTGGCAAATGCTTGGTTTTCCAAAAGACTCCAAGATGTTGTGTAAATAAATTTTGCAGCTTCTTGGAAATTACTGATGCTTATTAGGTTTGTTATTTCTCCCTGCTGCCTAATAGCTGTTGTCGAATTGGTTAATCCGCGATGAACAACTGTTGCAATGTCACCAGAAGATGCGTTGGTCGGAAGCTGGATTGTGCTAACGACTCCAGAAATATTTGTTCTGCTGCTATAGACATAAAGATCTCTGCTGTTTGTAACGGTGTTTGTTTCGCTTGAAACGAGATTTGTAAAGATTTGAACTACTGTTGAAATTGGAGAATTTGCCCAAAAATTTGTCGGACTCACAACAACTCCGCTTATGTTTACCAAAACTGGATTGGTATTAGTTCCAAATAACGCAGTTTGAAATGTAGAAGCACTGGAATTAGTCAGCCCAGACCAAGGAAGACCAAGATTTGTTCTGGCTGTTTCGGCATTGGTTGCCCCCGTTCCGCCAGAAATAATTCCAAGAACTCCACTTAAATTTGTAAGCTCAATTGTTGGAAGGTTTGAGCTTGATATTTGTCCAACAAGATTTGTGGAATTCAAATTAGTTAAAGATCCACCATTACTTAAAGCAAGATTACTAAGAGATAAGCTAGAAGGCTGAAAGGCTGTTGCGGGGTTGGTAGCAGCGGTTCCAAGACCAAGTCCTGCGCGGGCATTGGATGCATCAACGCTCCAGAAGTTAGTCGGCTGAACCACTGTGTTATTAGTTCCAACAAGAACATTGCGAGTTTGCCCGAAGCCCGAAACAACCAAAGCTCCTCCGATAATAAGTGAGAGAATAAGTTTCATTTTTACATTAATCGCTTCCAAACCCGCTTGGTTCCTGTTTGGCTATCATAGTCATTGGGTCGAACTACAAATGGTAGATTTTCGGAGTCAGTACCCTCAGTTAATTGATAGATGGCTGGTAGTCCGCTGATAACCAAAAAGATAACAATACCAACAGCGTAGGTTCCACTGACGGTATTTAAGCTATCAAGATTGGTTGCTCCACCACCATCCAAGCCTGTAATCGATGGCTCAACACGAAGGATGTTGACGCTGGGAGTTTGTATCGGGGTTGAGGAAACTCCGATAACACTAGAGGAAGGAATAGGAATACAGATTTTGCTCATCGGGTTACCTCTGGAGAAATGATTACGTTACCTTGAAGAATGCGAGTTGTGACGGCCCCGTTGTAAAGCTCAAGGTCATATACGGCTTTATCACAGACCGAGAGCAATGCCGTGTCAGACGCCGAAATAAACAGATTAATAGATCCTGTAGTTTCATTCAATGTGATTCTACCATTATCAGTCGATAGTTCAAGGATTAGTGCTTTTGATTCTGGTTTTGACCGAATGTGCATTTTGGCCGTATAGCCAGAAAGATTGACTGGAGCCGAGGGTTCGCCAGTCTCATAAAACAAAGTTTGATTGAAGGTTGCCCCCTGAAAGATACAAATATCTGCAAGCGCAATTGGAAGATTTGAGATAGACATATTAAACTTTGGCAAATTCGCCAAATGTCTCCTTTCTCCACTTTGCTGCTACTTTTGCAGCTTGTTTGGGGCAATCAAAATGCCCAAGATATTTTGATTTATTATTTAATTTTACATCAGCCCGCCAACGAGAAATTCCCTTGTCCCAACAAACATTGCGATAACCAGATTTATTTGTTTTAAAAATTCCTGTATTAGCTTCATTTTGAGAACGAGTTGCGTTCCGAAGATTTTTCCAAGAATTATCAGTATTATCTCTGTTGATATGGTCTACTTCACTTTTGGGAAATTCTCCTGTCATGTATAAAAATGCAAGCCTATGAGCTAAATATCTTTTAGCATCAACCATGATTTGGCAATATCCTGCTGGAGAAGGGGTTCCAGCTTTTGATCCAATACAAGCAGTTCCTCTACGCCTCACAAGCCAAGTAAAAGTTCCAGTCTCTGGATCATACTTTAAAATTTCTTTTAACCTAGCTTGCGTAAGCTTTTTCGGTAGTTGAGCCATAAACCCAAACAGAATCTACCATTTTGTCTTTAGAGTCAAGGACTGTTTAAGCTTCTTAAAGGTTTCTTTATTAATTCTTTTTTTCTCTTCTATGGCTTCAGAACCAGCCATGGCTCCGAAGACCTTACGAGCGACAAAGAGTCCTACAGCAAACGAGTCGAATAAGTCGGGGGACTTTCCGATGCGTTTTTTCATGTCGGTCTTGGACTCAATGATGATCTTTCGGGTTCGGCGCACATACTTTCTTTGGGTCATTTCCCATGCCAGATCGGGGGTAATTCCCTTGAGTTGTTCACATTCTAGGAAGTATCGGGCTGCAAAGCAGAGTTCACTAGCCATGTTGTGAAACAATTCCTTGCCGACTTGGGGTTTCCCTGTGACTTCGTTTCTCATGGCGTATTGGGCACTGACGGGTAAATCTGAAGCCGCTCCTGCAAAACTTACTGCATGCCAACCCTTTAGAAGTTCTCGTTCTCCGATTGACCAAAATATACCACCAGCCGAAGCATCAACCCCCATCCATTGATTTGGTATTCCCAATTTAAGGGATAGGTCGTGGATTTGCTGGATCATCTCGTATTGGAAGTCTTCTTGAGAACCCGCTCTCCGATTGAGAACATACTGTTTTTCTACAGCTATCGCCCATTTCCCAGTGATTAATCGACCATACTTGAGATGTGTGAAAACAAAGCGGTCTCCTCCTTCGGTGTAGCTAGGGTCGATTCCTGCAATATCTTTCGGGGTTCCATCCCAGATGGGTTTATCCAATGCCCCGTGACGAGCTAGTAGGATATCTGACACAATCGTGGAATCATCGGCGTCTGCGGGAGGCCAGAAGCCCCGAAACTTTCTCCAATACTGCGGGTTTAGCTCTCCGAGTTCCTTTTTGGCCAATGCCACATCGTTTGGCTTGGGTAGGAATGGGTAACGGAGTCCCTTGCCAGCATCGAAGGATTGTTGGTTGGGGTTGTCGTTTTCTGAATCAAACCTGATACAAACCCCCTCAATACCAGCTACTCGTATCTTCCAATTCGGGGTTTGCTCGTCCACACTCATCCACCCCTTGATGGGTTCGCAGAACTTCCCGTGGGGGTCAAAGATGGAGGACGGGTTTCCCGCGCCGACGATATAAAGTTCTTGAGCACCCTTAAATCCCCAGACAGCCTCGTTAATTACAGATGCAGAACAATCTTGTAACTCGTCTATTATCAATACGATACGACGATTCTTTTTACCCTGAAGGCGCTTTTGTGCGTCATCTTTGTATTCATCGCCAGCCGCAAGGAGCATGATAGATGAGGCGTCACTCACACCTGTTTCGGGGTCGATAATAGCCCCCTCTTCATCCGAGAGCTTGATGATGTCCATGGACTCAATAAGTCGTCCAGAGGCTAGTCCCATGTTTCGGGCTTCGCGGTACATCTTGACCAGTGCCGCCCAGATACGCTGCTTGGCATCTATTTTGGATGTAGAGACCACAATGGTCATCGTATTGATTGGGTCGCAGAACCAGTTTACAAGAGCAAATGCG